AACCAGCACCCAAGAACTGACCGCCTAGTGCCGCTTGTTGTGCTTGCTCTGCTTGCGCCTGTTGCATTGCAGTCAGCATAGATCGATCACGAGCCTCACGCTCTGCCGTGCTTAATGCTAGTAACTCTGGTGTAGCACCACCGTATGCCGCTGAGGACGTTCCTAATCGTCCCTGAGCCGCTAAACGCTCTTCGAGTGCTAGACGTTGCCGTTCTTCTTCAGGACGCTGTGCGGCCCGCATACGCTCGAATATGGCTTGCTCACGATCTACAGTAGGCTGTGCGGCTTGACCAAAGAATCCTCCAGCACCACCAAGCAACTGTTGTTGTAGCGCTCGCTCTTCAGAAGATAGTTCCATGCCGATCTGAAGGCTGTCAGCAGTAGGTTGTGGTTGTGCAATACCAAGTTGATCAGCAAGTCGTCCAACAGGAACTTCAGCAAAATTAGTTAATGGCCCTTCAAGAAGTCCACCTTGAGGTGGAGATAAGCGACGACGCTCTGCCGCAACTTCATCCATTCTACTTTTAATGTTTTGATAGCGAAGAAGGTCTTCTCTTTCTTTTGAACTTAAGCGAGAAGGTAGATTATTAAAATCAACCATGTTTCCAAGGCCAGGTGTAGGCATTCGGCCAAACTCATCAGTTCCGCCTCTAATACTTTGAGGAAGAGACATTAGCTGTCTTCGTAGCTCTTCATCTTGTCTATTTAATTCAGCCATACCAGGAGGCAACATCATTGATGGTTGACCTACAGGCTGTGCCATAGGTTGTCCCATGCTGGGCTGGCCACCCATACGAGAAGTAAACATAGCGCCGGTAGGAGTAGTCACCGTAAACGGCCTGAACTCAGACTCCATTTGTCCGCGCTCTGCAAGGCCCATAGCCTCACGTTTAGCCTGCTCGCCAATATTACTTAACCGGTCATAGGCTTCTTTGGTTAGCAACCCACCACCCAAGCCCATAAGCGCATCAGGTGATCCAAGCACTGATTGCCCTACGCCTAATAAACCACCAAAAATATCGCCAAGCGGACTTCTTTGTGATGTGGAAAAGTCAGCGGCTTCTGTAGCAAGAAACGGATCGGTTTCTTGTGGTAGTAAATTGTTAATAACTGGAAAAGCCATTGTTATCTCCCGATTAAAGTAGCTTACCTATCAAAGCCATTACGTTAATTTCCTGTAGTGATAAGGGTGATCCATCAATTTCTGATTCCAGACCTACCTGAACACTGGTGCCATATCCTGTGGTGTTTAAGCTACGTTGGTTAGTTAGCTGACCACCTGTAAATTCTACTGTTGTGTACTCGCTTTCACCGTAGAACCCAGTAATCTGCGTACCTACCGTAAACTCTGCCGTAGCGTATGTAGTGTCAAAGTCATACGCCCACTTCATAAAGACCACAGAGTTGTTAGCACCAACTAATGTAGGCTTTAGTTTTTTAAGGATTTTAATTCGTGAGCTGTCGCCAAACGTCAAGCTTGGGCTGTAATATTTAAATCGATAGCCCAGCCCGTTATCGCTATACCCTGTGTATGTGCTAATTCCAGCCGTTGTACCTACATGCAGTGTGCCGTTATCGAGCCTGGTGTAAGCAGTAAAGCTAGTAGAAGGCCAGCGTGTTACACGATACGAGCCATTCTCTAATGTGCCTCGCACATCAAAACAGTACGTTACGTCTTGCCCTGTAAAGGTCAACAGATAGAAACCTTCTTCAGGGCTATACACAGATCTAAAGAACTCTGTTTCGTTTTGTAACGCGGCAATGATGTCTTTTGTAATGTTGTCAGACAGACTGCTAATTGGCATGGACTTTTCTTGGATTGTCCGACCAAAGCTCTTAAGTCCGGTATGCGACAAGAACAACACGTCTGTGCCCGTGTACTGCACGGTATCTCTGTCAACACAGCCAACACCCGCTACGGTATCTGCGATTGACATGGTGGCAGGAGCTTCTGCTCCCTGGTACGCAATGATGCTGTGCTTACCAAAGATAATCAGCAATCCATTGTGTGCCGCTAGCGCAACAATCTCGTCATAGCCGTCAGGCCATACCTTTGAGATATCAATATTGCCGCTAGTACCACCAGACCAGTCATGCCCAATAAGTAGATCAGACCAGTAGATAGTAGATTTGTTAGAGCTAAAGTCCGCCGTCCAGAGCCGACCATAGGCCGCTAAAACTTCGTTACCGTACATGGCACTGGCTACTCCGGCGGCACCAGACACGGTACTTAACTTGATTACTGAACCACCAGCATTGTCGTAAACAAGGGGTTCATAGCCACGCTGGAAAAAGTAAATCTTGTCGTTAAACGTCACCATCTTCCAGTTGTCAGCAGTAATTGTGTAACTGCCAGGCGTTTCATCAACTAGCGTAGTTGTGCCGCTAATGATCTTGTTGTTACCCACAGAGAATATCTTGGTGTTGCCACCGTCATCCCTGAACTCTTTGATAGCTCGAATAGAAGCAGTGCCAAGCACAGTCTTGGTAGTTGTAAGAACACTATGGCCCTTACGTGCGGCAATACGTCCTCGCTTGTCGATTACAGCGTTATCTGCAATCTCAGCAAAAGACGGATCCTGTGCTAACGGCGAGTCTTCGGTGTTAACACCTTTAAAGGCCGGAGCTACAAGATTGATGCTTTGCAGTTGTTGAGCCATATTAAACCGTCCTAAATACCATCTCTTCAGGGTGCTTTGCCGCATCGATTGCTATGGCATCTGACAGATACTGGTTAGCAATCTGAAAGTATTCGGCTGTCGATGTGCCGCCTGTCTCGCCACGCTCACGCGCAAGTAACGCTACCGCCAAGTGAATGACAGGTTGAGCAGGAATAAGCAGTGAATCATCGTTAGCCGCAAGGTCTGCTTGTCGCTTAACAAGATCAACTCGAATGCTGTACACGCCATCAGGTGTAGGGCCAAACAAGATTTGAGTATCGCCGTTACCGTCTAGACCGTTGTACGTAAAGTACTTAGGCGCACCCTCAACTGCGTTAGATATATAAAGCGCATCGTTAAACCAGTCTTTGGTTTGATAGTTCATAAAGCAGTTTTGAGTGTCGTTGAGCATCGACATGACTTTTACGTTGTCGCCACCACCCGTTAGTGAATAGGTGTTGTCCGAAGCGGTCGTCGAGATCGTGAGTGTTTCTCGTAGTGCAGACCAGTCTGCCGCTTGACCTACCAAGGTCTTAGCATCGTTAATAAAGTCACCTACCATCTTGACGTAGGTAGTGCTTGTAACGGATGTGGTCTCTTCCTCTCGAAGCCGACGCAACACGCTGTTCATTAAATTTAAATATGTCATGCCCTTCTAGCGCCTCCAGTAAACATGCCGATTTGTAGTGGTGTCGCAAGCTTGCGTCGAGTAAGGCCCTGCCTAAATTCTTTAAACTCTTGAGGTTGAATCGGGGTAAGAGCGGCTATTTGCCCAGGCAACATAGCTTGCTGTGCCATGAGGCCAACCCCTAAACCTCCAATGCCTTCTGTTAATCCAGCAACGCCTTCGCCAAGACCTTCAAGACCTTGTCCAATGCCGGCCACATCTGACATTAATCCGCCAACCTGACCGCCCAATGCGCCTAGCTGTCCTGTAATGTCACCAAACTGGCTGGTTACGCTCTGCTCAAATGCTTGCTGTGCTTCTGCCTGACTAATCTGGCCTGCCTGCAATGCGTTGATATCAACATTTACATCAGAAAATAGCTGGTTAACCGTGCCACCAAACTCTTCAAACTGCTGTCGAGTATTCGCGTCAAGCTGGCTTACGTCGCCTTGCACTGCAATCAATGATTGCTGTAGGTTACGACGCTCGGTGGTTGCTTGAGCCGCTTGACTTGCGGCATCTGCTTGATACTGCCTAAACGCTTCTTCCTGACTAACTTGGCCTGCACGTAAGCCTTCAATGTCAACGTTAACCCCAGCAAACAACTCATTAACGTCCTCACCAAACTCTTCGAACTGCTGGCGTGTCTGTGCATCTAAGCGATTAACGTCACCACCTACCGCAAGCAAGGCCTGCTGTAAGTCTCTGCGCTCTTGTTCTGCGGTTTGCTGTCCTGCCGCAATACCGGCAATAGATTGCTCTAGCTGGTTTTGAACATTGCTTATGTCTGTTCCAAGCTGATTAAGCTGATTGTTTAATGCACCTTCTACAGTAGATAGCTGTCGAAGTGTGTTGGCTTCTACGCCTGTAATCTGTGAAAGCAGTCTAGCTTCAGCGTCTGTTAATTGACGTGCTTGACCTGCGGCTTGTGCGGCTAGTGCATTTTGCAAGCTAGTCTCAACATCACGCACTTCACCTCTAACGCCGGCAATAGATGACTTTAAGTTGTTTTGTACTTCACCAATACTTGTGCCTAGGTTAGTTAGTTGATTGTTTAGCGCACCTTCAACCGTTGATAGTTGCTGGAGGGTTTGAGCATTAACACCAGTTATTTGAGATAACAATCTAGCCTCTGCATCCGACAAAGCTCTAGCTTGGCCAGCCTGTGCTGATTGCAATGCTTCTTGTAGGCTACGTTCTACGCTTTCAACTTCACCTGCCGTAGCAAAACCAGCGCCTTGCAAGGCTCTATCAATATCTTCTGGCGTAGCAAATCCCGCGCCAGCAACAGCATTTTCAATATCTGCGGGTGTAGCAAAACCTGATGCCGCTAGAGCGTTACCTAGTTGCTCAGGTGTTACATACCCTGCATTAGCCAGTGCAGTTGCAACATCTTCCGGCGTAGTAAATCCAGCATTTCTTATTGCGCGAGTAATGTCTTCAGGGGTAGCAAATCCGGCTTGGGCAAGGGCAGTTCCAATGTCTGCGGGTGTAGCATAACCAGCCTGAGCTACTGCATCAGCTACTTCACTAGGCGTAGCAAACGGAGTGTTTTCTAAAACCTCCTGAACAATGCCCCTAATTACCTCAGGATCTGCATCTCTGCCTGGCGCACCTTGAGGCCCTTGAGGGCCGGTTTCGCCGCGCTCACCTGGCGCTCCTGGTGTTCCTGGCGCTCCGGTTTCTCCGGTTTCGCCTCTAGGCCCCGTTTCACCGCGAGGGCCGGTTTGTCCGGTTTCTCCGGTTTCTCCCCTTGGGCCAGTATCGCCTCTAGGCCCTTGCTCTCCAGGCTGTCCAGGTTGTCCAGTATCACCCTGCGGGCCTTGTGGCCCTGCTGGGCCTTGTGGCCCTGCTTCACCGCGAGGGCCTTCAACTGGCACAGGAGGTGGCCCACCAGGAAAATCAGGTGTACGGCTAGGATCTACAGGCGGTTGCTCTGGTGGTGGCTCAGGGAAATATTCAGGAAATACAGTCCTAGTAATTGGCGTATCATCCTCTGGCTCGGGCGCAGGAGCAGGTGCCGGTACGGGGCTTGGCACTGGCGCTGGAGTAGGCGCACCCGCACTGCCATCATCTTGTTGTGTTTGATCTGGAGTTTCTACAGGCTCTGGTGGCTCTGGCTCGGGTGGAGGCTCAGGAACTACTTCCGGTTCAATTTCATACTCAAAAGGCTCTACTTCTACTTCTGTTTCAAGCGGTGCTGTTGGCGCTTCTTGAACATCAAGCAAAATGTCTCGTATTTCTGAAGTAACATCACTTGTGTCTAAGGGGTCTAAAAGAGGATTGTCTTCTGAAGAAGTGGGCGGCGGAACAAATTGTTGATCGCCAACAAACTCAAGGTTTAACAAAGCATCCTGATCAATGCTTGAATGAATCCCTGATGTTACATCACTAGATCCTGAAATTAATATGTAGGCACCTGCCGAGTCTTGAGCCAAAACTAAATTATTGGCTTTTAAAAGGTCGCTTAATCCCTGAAGGCTTTCGGTAGTCCCATCTGCTGATAGTGTTTCGCCTATTAAAATTGCTAAAGCATCATTAGGTAAACCATGGGCAGATACGCCAGTTGCTGTAGTCCATGCATTTTTGTCATTAACAAACTGCTCAAGAATTTGTTCAGGAGTAGCGTCGGGGCTAACGCCTACAGGGAATCCAGCTTCGTTATAGTAAACGCCATTGATTAGCTCATCGCCTTCAAATGGGTTTGTTATTTGCTCCATTGGCTCAGGTTGAGCAGTTGTGTCAGCAGTTAAGTCAGCCGTAGTGTCTGCAAGTTCTGAGTCTGCATCATCAACAGAGTTAGCCATAAAGTCTTCTAAAGAAGGGCCGCCAGGCTGAGGCGATACGTCATAAGCCTGCTCATAAACAGACTGTAAGTTTTCTGCTAAAGCTTGAAGCTGATTACGCATTGCTTCATTTTGTTGCGTAGCTATAGCTTCATTAACAGTGTTTTCCATGACCCTGTTAACTTCTGCCATTGTGTCTTCTTCAATATTTGCGGCAATTTCTGCGTATCGTTCTTCTAGCTCTCGTTGTTTTTCTTCAGAAATTGCTTGTTGGCCAGGAAGATCAACAAACAAAAACTCAACAATTTCTTGAGCGCCAGTTAACAAACCAGACGCAAGAACGCCTTCCATGTCTAGCTGGCCATCAAATACGGCTTGACGAATAGCTGTTTGGCCCATTGCATTAAGAACATTATCTAGCTCTTCAATGCCTGTTATTTCTGAAATATCTAAACCGCCCATGGCTTCAGAAAGAGCAGGGCCAATAACTTGATTAAGAGCCTGACTAAAACCTGCAGTAGCCGCTGTTTGCAAAAACTCATCGGGATCAATAGAGCCAGTAGTAATAGCCTGAGTAATGGCATTGCTTACAACAGAAGAGCCAACAGTTCCTAATGACGGAGCAACAGCAGATACTGCCCCGCCAGTCATAATTCCCATTGCAGTAACAATGCCCATCTTTACATAGTCAACAAGACCTAACTGATCCTGTTTAACTGTCTTTACATAGGCAGAGCCGTTCCACTCATACTTGTAACCATCGTTGTTATAGATGGTAGAGCCAACGCCATACTTGGCTAGGAGCGCTTGGTTTTCTTCAGAGTTAACCCAACGATCATAAGCAGAAGATTGCTCTTGCATCCGCTCACTATAGGCTTCTGTATAAACATCCTGATCGCTATCGGTGTATTGAGTAAGATCCTCGCCTTCAAGAATCATTAACTCATCTTCGGTTAAGGCTCCGGTGTACTCATCCCAATTACCTACATCGTAGTCACCTGACTGAATTAACTGCTCTCGCTCAGTCATATAAGCAAGATAGTTATTAAAGTCACCGAAGGCTCGTTTGAGCATCTGAGAACCCTGAGCATTGAAGTACTCACGTAGTTCAGATTCTGTTACCTGTGTGGCATCGCCCCTTGCATACAGTGCGTTAGGGTTGGCATCACCTCGCTCAACACCCTCAAAGAATGTAAAGGTAGTTACGCCTTCAGACTCTGGTGCAGGCTCAGAATCTTTGGTGTCCTGTAAAGGCTTGGGCGGTGCTAGTTCTGCTTCAGGTTCTGGAGCGGGTGCAGGCGGTTGAGCATTAGGATCAAACGGCCCAGTTTCGCCAGGCTGTCTCTTTGTAGGGTCACTGCTAGGCGTACCAACAGGTGCAGTTTGTTG